TCATATGTTTAACCTCCATTTTAGTTAACATAAGTTAATAATATAATTATATTTACTTGTCAACTACTTTAGTTTAGAATAATAAGAACATGACTAGAACATTGACAGATCAACAAAAACGGTTCATTGAGTACTTTAGCCAAACAGGGAACGCTACTCAAAGCGCAATCAAGGCGGGATACTCCGAGAAGACTGCCGAGCAACAGGGCTATGAACTTAAAAACAAGCTACACAATGAAATAGATGACGCTACCCGTAAGCTGTTGTCTGGTGCTGTTCCAATGGCCGTAGATAAGCTGAAATCCTTAATCGCTGAAGACAAGATCAGTCCAAGTGTAAAACTAGGCGCAATCAATTCATTACTAGATAGAACAGGCTACCAAACTGTCACCAAGATAGAAGACGTCACAGGCAAGAAAACCGACGCTGAACTCCAAGAGGAACTGAAACACCTTCTAGGCTCATTGCAAGTCATTAGAACAGATGACGGGTCTGGTTCATTAAATTAGGCTCATAGTCCTCCATATCTCATCATACATAAGCATAAGACATAAGGAACGACACTTACCCTACATCACTTTGATTACTCCATATCTGCCTCAATGTGCTTGAAATAAAGGTTCTACACCCACACACACACGCCCTTCAAGGTAAGCTGATTGGCTCAAATGATGTGGTCTTGTGTAAATATCCCTCCCATATTCGTACTCATGTGCCACATACACAGACAAGCAAGGCCAATAGCGTTCCTCTTTTGTTCTTTTTTTGACCCCCCACCCCCCAAAACGCTTCCCATTCCAATTAAGTATGGATTACTTCGCATAGCGGTGGGTATTTCTATATATTAACCAAAGTTAATAGCTTGAATATGTGTAAAAAAAAGAGTATTTGTGTGCATGGTTAAGCCTATTAAGGATTTACAAACAATATTGCATTTTAAAAAAGGTAATTATGTATATAGGTATGTTCTTGTTGATAGGTTTAAAAATACTGGTAAAGTACATTATGGTTTTGATAATAAACTAGAACGAACCGAGGCTGAAATTTTTGCGCTTGAAACACCACGAAAATTACGTAGAAAATATATTTTAAAAGATGGACAGTAACGCTTTAGAACGTGCAATAGAAATTGCTAAAGAATTAGAACGCCGTAAGGCAACTAATCGGATGGATCATTATGAACCTTATGAATATCAAAAAAAATTTCATGGTGATAAATCTGCTCAACGATTGTTAATGGCTGGTAATAGGGTCGGCAAGTCTTTCTGTGGGGCTATGGAAATGGCGTACCATGTGACGGGTCACTACCCAACGTGGTGGGAAGGCAGAAAATTTAACAGACCGATACGTGCTTGGGCTGGGGGTGTTTCAAATGAAACAACTAGGGATGTCTGCCAAAGAGAACTTGTTGGCCAACCAGATGATCCGTCTGCAAAAGGTACAGGATCTATACCATTAAAATATATTGTTGATACTGTAAGAAAAGCAGGTGTACCAAATGCATTAAACTCGGTAGTTATAAAACATAAATCTGGTGGTAATTCTAGAATTGGTTTTAAAGCCTACGAAATGGGTAAAGAAAAATGGATGGGTGAAAGTCTAGACGTAATATGGCTAGATGAAGAACCACCACCAAGTATATATTCACAAGCATTAACAAGGACAGCCGATAAAGGCGGAATTGTGTATATGACATTTACGCCAGAAAGCGGAATGACAGAAACAGTAGCACAATTTATGAACCAACTAAAAGATGGACAAGCATTATTTACTGCGGGATGGGATGATGCACCGCATATGACAAAAGAAATTAGAGATCAAATATTACAAGCCTTACCACCGCATGAAAGAAAAATGCGTGAAAGAGGAATACCACAATTAGGATCTGGTTTAGTATTTCCTATAGCAGAAGAAGATATTATTTGTGATCCAATAGAAATGCCAAGTCATTGGCCTAGAATATGTGGGCTAGATTTTGGATGGGATCACCCAACTGCTTGTGCATGGATAGCATGGGATAGAGATAGTGATATAGTTTATATTTATGATAGTTATTCTTTACGACAAGAAACTGTACCTGTACACGCTAGTGCAATAAAAGCTAGAGGTAATTGGATACCTGTAATATGGCCAATGGACGGAAGACAAGCAGATAAAGGATCTGGTAAAAATTTAACAGATCAATATCGTAGAGAAGGTGTAAACATGACTAGAGAACATTTTAGTAATCCACCAAGCATAGGGCAAAAAGAAGGTAGTGGTGGTAATAGTGTTGAAGCAGGTGTTATGGAAATGTTAACACGTATGCAGACAAAGAGATTGAAAATATTTAAAAATCAAGGTAAACTGTTAGAAGAATTGCGAATGTATCATAGGAAGGATGGTAAAATTGTTCCTGCTAATGATGACGCTATATCAGCAATGAGATATGCTGTTATGTCGTTAAGAAAAGCAAGAGTAAAAAATTACGAGCCTACTCAAATATATTCTGATTCTGAATTTAACGTATTTACGTAACAAACAATATAGGAGTAACAATGGGATTTGTAAGATCAATAGTTAGAATGATAACACAAGCGCCAAAAGCGCAACCTGCACCTGTTCAAGTAGTTGAACAACCAAAAACTGTAACTGAAGCAGTTGATACAGCAAAAACTGATAGGCAAAAATTAATGGGTGCTGGATATGGTGGATCTACAATTATGGGTTCTGCTTCTGGTGTAGAAGAAGAAGCTAATGTAGCAAAAACTGTTTTAGGCGGCGGAAGAAAAAGAAAAATACAAGCATAGTGATTGAAACAGTTACCGACGAAAAATGGAAAAAACGTGTTGGCGACTATATTAAAAAAAATGCTTACATATCAGCAGATCTTGGTGAAAAATTTTCTTATATTGGTTTTGTTGAAGATGACAAAATTTTAGGTGGATGGTTATTTTCCGATTATGACGGAAACAACATTTGGGTACATTTAGCATTAGAAACTCCTAGAGTTTGTACAAAAAATCGTATAAAATATGTGTTCCAATACGGATTTAAACAATTAGGCTGTAATAGAATGACAGCTTTGTGTCGTAACGGTTATGTACGAAATGAAAGATTGTTAAGTGGCACAGGATTTGTTAAAGAAGGTGTTGTACGTAAATGTTTTAATATTAACGGAAATTACGTTGATGGCGCAATTTACGGAATGTTGAAAGAAGAATGTAAATGGTTATAAAGGAGTAATATATGGGTTCAAAATCTGCACCAATGATGCCACCACCAGTAGATACATCTGTTCAAGATAAAGTTGATGCATCTGAAGCGGCATTAGAAGCTGAAAAACAAAAAGCACTTGGTACAAAACGTAAAGGTATGTACGGAACAATTTTAACAAGTGGAACAGGTGTTGAAGAAGAAGCGTCAACATCTAAAACTTTGTTAGGCGGCACTAAAATATAAATATTATGGCAACATACGAGTATATTAAAAAACGAGTTGATGCATTAGCATCTGATAGAGGAACGTGGGAAGTAAATTGGCAAGAAATACTTGATTATGTTATGCCACGTAAAGCAGATGTTGTTACGTTAAGAACAAAAGGTGAAAAACGTACAGAAGTTTTATTTGATAGTACAGCAATTACAGCTAACAATTTATTAGCCGCAAGTTTACATGGAACACTTACATCACCATCATTACCATGGTTTTCAATTAAATTACGTGATGAAGATCTAAATAAAAATAGAGATGTACAGTTATGGTTAGAAGATACTGCAAGAAGAATGTATGACACATTTAATGAAAATAATTTTAACACAGAAGTACATGAATTATATCTTGATTTATGTTCAATAGGTACAGCCGCAATATTTGTAGAAGAAGGTAATAAAGGTTTTAATACAGATGGTATTCATTTTAATACATTACACATTGCAGAATATTACATACAAGAAAATATAAATGGTAAAGTTGATACACTTTATAGAAAATATAAATTAACAGCTAGACAAGCTATTCAAGAATTTGGTGAAAAAAATGTTGGTGAAAAAATTTTACAAGCGGCAAAAGAAAAACCAGATCAAAAATTTAATTTTATTCATGCTGTAGAACCAACAAATGATTACGAAAGAGCAACAGGTAAATCATCTACTAGATTACCTTTTCATTCTTGTCATGTTTGTGAAGAAGATAAAATGGTAGTTAGAACAGGTGGTTATAATGAGTTTCCATATTTAGTACCTAGATGGTCTAAAGCAACTGGTGAAATTTTTGGTAGATCACCAAGTTACAATGCATTACCAGATATTAAAACTTTAAACAAAGCTGTAGAAATTGGATTAAAAGCATGGGCAAAAGCTATTGATCCACCATTACTTGTTCAAGATGATGGTGTTGTAGGTAGAGTTAGAATGACCCCTGCGGGTATTACAGTTATTAGAAATGATGGTGCAGTTAAACCATTACAAATTGGATCTAATTGGCAAATAACTGATATGAAAGAAAACCAATTAAGAACTGCAATTAGACAAGCATATTATTCAGATCAATTACAATTACAAGAAGGCCCACAAATGACAGCAACAGAAGTACAAGTTAGATACGAACTGATGCAAAGATTACTTGGGCCAACATTAGGACGTTTTCAAACTGAATTTTTAAATCCATTAATTGAAAGAGTATTTGGTATTATGTATCGTGCAGGTGCATTAAATAATCCACCTTCAGAAATTGGTGATACTAAAATTGATGTAGAATACGTTGGCCCATTAGCTAGATCTCAAAGAATGGAAGAAGCAGTTGCTATAGAAAGATTATATCAATTAGCAATGAATATTGGACAAGTAGATCCTGCTATCATGGATAATATTGACCATGATGAAGCTATTAGAATGAGAGCAAAATTATTAGGTGTACCTAAAACAATTATGAAAGATATTAATGATGTTAATGAAGTTAGAGAACAAAGAGCAATGCAACAACAAGCAATGCAAGAAGCACAGTTAGCGCAACAACAAGCGCAATCAGCTTTAACCCAAGGTCAAGCAATGTCACAATTAGGACAACCAGAAGCACAACAAGGAATGGAACAAGCAGAAGAAGCGGCTAAAGAACAAGGCCTAATCTAATTTATGGATTTTGACAACAAAGATCACAAACAATTAAAAACAGATTACCAATCAACTTTTGATACAAAAGAAGGTAAAAGAGTGTTGGACGATTTAAAATCGGCCTACTATCATAGATCATCACATACAAAAGGTGATCCATATGAAACAGCATTTCGTGAAGGACAACGAAATGTAATAATCAGAATAATCAATTTAATCAAGGAGGATAAAGATGTCTGATGAACAAATGACCACAAACGACAATCCAGTACAAGAAGAACAAGTTAGTACGGTACTTGGATCGGGAAGTGATAATCAAGATTGGAAATCATCACTTTCAGACGAGTTAAAAAATGACGCTACATTACAAAACTTTAAAGACGTAGAAAGTTTAGCAAAAACTGTAGTGCATCAACAAAAAGTTTTAGGAAGCAGAATACCGTTACCTAAAACAGATGAAGAATATAATGAACTTTATACTAAATTAGGAAGACCAGAAGATCCTAGTAAATATGAAGCAAATATTCCGCAAGATTATCAACAATACTTTAAAAAAGAAAATGTTGATGAGTTTAAAAACGTAGCACATAAAATTGGTTTAAATAACAATCAAGTTAATGCATTACTTGACTATCAAGTAAGTAGTATTAAACATGAAATGGAAAATGAACCTGCAAGTATGGCGGCAGAAAAAGACCAAACAGAACAAATCCTTAAACAAGAATGGGGTTATGACTATGATAAAAATGTTAGAGCCGCAACTAGAGCATTAGATGTTTATGGTGATGATGATTTAAGAGATTTAATTAATAATTCATCTGCGGGTAATAATCCTGCTGTTATTAAATTTCTTGCTAAATTAGGTGCAGAAGTAACAGAAGATATGGCTAAAAATACACAAAATAACAGATTAGCTGTATCACCTTTAGACGCTAAAGAAGAAATACAAAAGGTTATGAATGATGCAAATCATCCATATCATAAAGGCGATCAAATGGCTGTTGAAAGAATGCGACAGTTACATGAAAAAGCCTATGGCGTTTAATTAAATTTTGTGATATAAATACAACACCAATTTCGCCCTATTAGGACAACGAATAGGTAGCCGTGATGGCTTTAAACTTCCGATTGATCGTATCGTTTACGATAAGGTTTCCCGTAAGGATAAAAGCCGATACACGGAATATGGTATAATGCATTGGTATTATACTCTCTATTCTTAAATCTTAATAGGAGGACATAATATGTCAACTCAAATAACAACTGCTTTTGTAGAACAATACAAAAGTAATGTGTTTCATTTGGCTCAACAAAAAGGTTCTAGATTAAGAGATGCGGTAAGATCTGAAAGTGTAACAGGTAAATCACATTTCTTTGAAAGAATTGGGTCAACTGCGGCACAAAAAAGAACTTCTAGACACGCTGATACTCCAAGAGTAGATACGCCTCACTCTAGAAGAAAAGTAACAATGGATGATTACGATTGGGCAGACTTAATAGATCAAGAAGATAAAGTAAGAATGCTTATTTCGCCTCAATCCGAATATGCTAAAGCTGGTGCTTACGCTATGGGTAGAGCAATGGACGACGCAATTATTGCGGCGGCTACTGGATCTTCTTATGGTGGAGTTAGCGGTGGTACAACTATTGCATTACCGTCTGCACAAAAAATAGCAGTAGCAACAAGTGGTTTATCTTTGGATAAATTAATCAACGCTAAAGAAATTTTAGATGGCGCTGATGTTGATCCAGATGAAGAAAGATATATGATTTGCACAGCAAAACAAATGTCTGATCTTCTTGCATTAGAGAAAATCACATCTGCTGACTATGCTTCAGTAAAAGCGTTAGTACAAGGTGCTATTGACAGTTTCATGGGCTTCAAGTTTATCAGATCTGAAAGACTTGGAACAGATGGTTCTGGCGACAGACAGGTACTAGCATTCACTAAATCAGCTATGGGTCTTGCGCTTGGTAGAGATATTGCTACAAAAATATCTGAAAGAGCAGACAAGAACTATGCAACACAAGTATTTTTATCTATGACTATCGGCGCTACAAGAGTAGAAGACGAAAAAGTAGTAGAAATCGCTTGTGCGGAATAAAGGAGATAAATTATGGCTAGTGTAAAAGGTTCAAATTTTACTAACATAACTGCTGATCCTGTTGTTAAAACATCATCACAGTATGCTCATGGTAAAATAAGAGTAATATACGATACATATGAAGCATCTTCTTTGGCTAATCCGTCTGACATTTCAGTTGCTAGATTACCAAAAGGCGCAGTAGTGTACGACATTGTTGTACATCACGACGCTTTAGGATCTGGTGTAACTTTATCAGTAGGTGATAGCGGTAGTGCAACAAGATACATTGGTGCAACTGCGGCGGCAACTGCTGGAAAAGTAGTTATGTCTGAAGATGGCGCTATTGACGGTTTCGGGTATGAAAATACTTCTGAAACAGATGTTTTAATTACTACAGGCGGTGGTACTGCATCAGGAACTATTAAAGTTGCTGTAATGTACGCTGTTGAGTAATAAGTAACAAACAACTATAAGGGGCGATATATATTGAATTATAGTCGCCCCTTTGATATATTCAAAATATTATGGCTACAGAAGTATCAATTTGTTCAAATGCATTAAGAAGACTTGGTGATGATCCAATTACTTCATTAACAGATGATACAGAAAGAGCCAGATTATGTAATTCATTTTATCAAGATGCAAGAGATGCTTGTTTAAGATCACATCCTTGGAACTTTGCAATCACAAGAGCAAGTTTAGCAAAATTATCTGATGCACCTGCATACGGATTTAATTATCAATACGCATTACCAACTAATCCTTATTGTTTAAGAGTTTTAGAAATGGAATACAAAGATTACATTTTTAAAGTTGAGAATGTAGCTACTCACGGTAGAGTATTATTAACAGATGAAGGTACAGCTAATATTTTATATATTGCAAGAATAACAGATACTAATTTATTTGATCCAATGTTTGTTGATGTTTTAACTGCAAAATTAGCTGTAGATTTAGCATATCCTGTAACTAACAGCCAACAAGTACAAACAAATATGCAGAAATTATATCAACTTAAACTTTCTGAAGCACGTAGTATTGATGGACAAGAAGGATTTATTGATGATCTTGTTTCTGATACATTTACGGACTTTAGAAAATAATGGCACGAGTACATCCTTTTCAAACAAATTTTACTGCTGGTGAATTAACACCAAAACTTGCAGGTCAAGTTGATTTTAAAAAATACAATAATGGTGTTGAAATATTAGAAAACATGACAGTATTTCCGCAAGGAGGTGCTAAAAGAAGATATGGTACTAGATTTGTTGCTGAAGTAAAAGATAGTAGCAAAACAACTAGATTAATACCTTTTGAATTTAATATAGAACAATCTTATATTTTAGAATTTGGCGATCAATATATTCGTTTTTTTAAAGACAATGGGCAAATAACAAATGCAACACAAACAATTACAAATATTACACAAGCTAATCCTGCTGTTGTTACTGTAGCAAGTCACGGTTATTCAAATGGTGATGATGTTTGGATTAATAGTGTTGTTGGTATGACAGAAGTAAATGGTAGAAGATTTAGAATTGCAAACGTAACTACAAATACTTTTGAATTATCTGGTGTAGATAGTACAGGTTATACTGCATATACATCTGGCGGAACTGCCGCTAGTGTTTATGAAATAGCATCACCGTTTACTGAAAGTATGTTGTATGACATACAATTTACACAATCAGCAGACGTTATGTATATTGTACAAGAAACATTAGAACCTAGAAAATTATCTAGAACAGGTCATACATCATGGACAATGAGTACGGTTCAATTTATTAATGGCCCATATTTAGACGATAACGAAACATCTACAACATTTACATCATCTGCATCTGGTGTTGGTACAGGAAGAACATTAACTGCATCTTCTACAACAGGTATAAATGATGGTGCTGGTTTTAAATCTTCAGATGTTGGTAGATCTGTAAGAATGAAAGATGGATGGGGCGTAATTACAGGATTTACATCAACAACACAAGTTACTTGGGAAATTAAATTAGATATTGGATCTGCGGCGGCTACAACAGATTGGGCATTAGGTTCTTGGTCTGATGATACAGGTTATCCAAGAACAGTATCATTTTTTGAACAAAGATTAGTATTTGGTGGAAGCACATCATATCCTCAAACTATATGGGCAAGTGAAAGTGGTTTCTACGAGCATTTTCATAGAGGTGCAGGTGATCCAGCAGATGCATTTATTTATACTATTGCGGCAAACAAAGTAAACGTAATTAGATGGTTATCACCTGCTAGAGATTTAATTGTTGGTACAGCAGGTGGTGAATTTAAAGTAGGAAGACCAACTGGTGAGCCTTTACAACCCGATAACGTACAAATTACACAACAAACTACATATGGTGGTTATAATTCACAACCAATACAAATTGGTA